CTAAGATCATGCCGATTATGATTAACGGCGAAAATCATTACGTTACTGTAATGAATTCCTGGCAAGTGTACGATGTTCGCACAAATGTCAATACCGGCCAGTGGCTCGATATTCAGAAAGCGGCCGCGGGCGCCGAGGGCAGGAACAACCCCATTTTTAAGGGCGCCCTGGGTATGTATAACAACATCGTATTGCACGAACACGAAAATCCGATCCGGTTTAACGATTACGGATCCGGCGGGGATATTGAGGCCTGCAGGGCCCTTTTCCTGGGTGAGCAAGCGGCAGTTTGTGCGTTTGGATCCCCTGGTACCGGCCTGCGTTTTGGCTGGTTTGAGGAAACCCGCGACAATGGCAATCAGCTGGTTATCTCAACCCATTCCATTTTCGGCGTGAAGAAAACCACCTTTAATGGAAAGGATTACGGTATTTATGTGATTGATACCGCGGCCAAAAACCCGACCACCTAAACCATTAACCTTTAACTGTTTTGTAAAATATTATTCGCTTTTAACCGAAATTTTACAGGAGGAACTATCATGGCAGAAATTTACACAGCAAACATGGCAGGCGAAAAAGCACCCGCCAAGAGCCCCCATTCGGCTGGTGAGGTATATGTCAGTGATGGCTATATCGATCTCACGGTGGCGATCGATGCAGATGATCTTATCCAACTCTGCATTTTACCGCCTAAGTGCATCCCGCTGGATTTCGTTTTGGAGTCCGAGGATTTGGACACCGTAGCGGATTTGACCTTAACCGCAGCCCTTATGCTGCGATCCGGTACCGATATTTTGACCAACTATAATTTCTTTGTTGATTCAACAGTTGGCCAGGCAGGCGGTATCCAGGCAAAGGAGTGGGTTGCGGCGTCTTTTGACAATCTGCGAGCGATCTATTCAGATACCGTCGAGGCGCTTGTGGCGATCAAGGTCACAACGGCACCGGCCGGCGGCGGAGTCGGCGCAGTGCGCGGCCGTTTGACCTATCGGGCAGTAGAGCAACAGGACCGATAGGAAATTATTAGGCAACCACGCGACTAACCCAGGGGCCCCTGGCAGGCAGGGGCCCCGCAACCAAAAGGACAGGAGGCCTATATCATGTTGATTAAATGCACGATGCGCGAGGGAATTACCGAGGCGGATATAGAGGGATACCGCTATACTTTCCGGCCAGACGAGGCCGGCAATCCGCTATGCAGTGTTACAAAAGAGGGCCATATAAAGCAATTATTGAATATGGGCCCGCATTGTTACGTCGAATATTTACCGAAAGTGCCCTATGAGCAAATGAGCGCAAAGGATATTATGGCGCTACCCGACGGCGAGGCCGAGGATCATAAACTAAGGATCCGCGAAGAACAGGACCGAGCGGACGCCATAGAGGCCGAAAAGAAAGAAAAGGCGGCCCAGGATCCGGAGGCCAGGCTAAAAAAGCTGGAAGATGATAAGGCGGCCGATCCGCCAATAAAGCAGAGCGCGGCCGCGAACCTGGCAGAAACCAGGATAACCGAGTTAATAAATAGCTTTAGAACGCTATCTAAAAAGCGGTTTGAAAGCTGGATTGAAAATAACCGCGATCAAATAGGAATGATGCCGATCGATGTTAAGGCGGCCCTGGCAAAAAAGGTAATGAAAGCATTTCCTGGCCTGGATCCGGAGATACCAGGCCTCAATTTGGAGCAATATGCCACAAGCACCGACGCCACCAATAAAGGACATAGTAATAACAAGTGAGGATCCGGAGCTAATTGAGATCCTAAAGGAGATCAAGCAAACCCTGGATATACGCGAGGGGCGCCTGGGTGATACCGGTTTTCGCTTTATCGATTACTATGAACTTATCGAGCTCCTGGCCGGTGATGAAACCATAACGATTACGGTTTTACCTGGCGCCCACAACCACCCGCATAATGATCTATCCACGATCCAGGGCGGCACCACCGACGAGTATTACCATTTAACCCTGGCCGAGTATGGCGCCCTGGATCCGCACCCTGCCAACTTAATTGAGCAAGTCGATTCTAAAATCGAGGTTACAGATACCGGCCTAACCCCTTTTAGCGGAAAAATTATTATGACGCTCGATGGGGTGGAAGTAGGCGAGTTTTGGAGCAATTATCAAAGATTAGGACAGGCCGCAGCCGCGACCAAAGGTGCTCTTGAAGTTTATTCAGACCCGCCGGAACTTTTCTGGCAGCAAGGCCTTGATACATATCTGCATATTGAAAATAACCGGATTGAAATTGGCGACGCAGCCAATAATATGCACATAGATATATCCGGCCAGACCATCGAATTTGAAATTAACAATATCGATACGTTTGAAATGAGCACAAGCGGCGTAAAGTTGAGATCCGGCGCCTGGGTAGATGATATTGAAACCACCCTAACCGACGATGATACCCACCTGGCCACAAGCGGCGCCATTTTTGATGCGATCGCGGCCGCGGTACACGACAAAATAGCCGAGGGCGATAGCTCGGTCGAAGTGATTGACGCCGGCACTGGCCAGGTAGATATTACGGTGGACGCCACCCTGGTAGCGCGGTTTAAAGACGATCAATTCTTTATAAATATGTCGGCCACCAATTTTTTTGATATTGCGGCCGATAACCAGATATTAGGGAATGATGCAACTGAGTCGATAAATGTCAATCAATCGGCCGCAACAATAAGGGCCTATATCGGCGGCATTACGCAGATCATAATAGATGGCAGCGCGGTACAATTCCGGACCGGCCTAATTGAAACCAATACCGGCACCCCTTTAGATTTAACCGTCGATTGCGGTACCGAGAAAACTATCGAGCTCGCCCAGGCCGTTTGGAAAGATATAAACGTCGGCGGCGCTCAATTAAACCCGATACCGGCCTTTGCACCGGACCTGGTAAAGTTTTTAGACGAGGGCGGCGGCGATACCGGCATTTACACCCTGGCCTTTGATATTAACGAAAGTGCATCCGGATCCTTTGAGATCCAGCACGATTATAAAGAGGGCACCGATATATCTTTCCACGTTCACTGGCAGGGCAACGCGGCGCCGAGCGGTACCGATTATGTAAAATGGGAGCTCACTTATACGATCGCAAGGTTTGACGCAACCTTAGATGCGTCCACCGTGATTGTGATCGAAACCGCGATTGATACTCAATATAAAATGTATACTTCCGTTTTTCCTATCATAAGCGGCACGACCGGCGGCAATAATGGCGGGCCTATTCAGATGGGCGATCAATTTTTATTGACCGTAAGGCGAATAACGGCAGCCGGTGACGCCTATTCCGGTGATGCCTTAGTTATGACCGCCGGCCTGCATTACCAGGTTGATACGATGGGATCCAGACAAATAGGAGATAAATAGAATGGGCACAATATCAGTGGGCAGCGTGATAGATCAATTTGAAAGAAAGATCCTTGACGAGCAAAACGAGGATTGGACCGAGGCGGAAAACGTAACCCTGTTTAATAACGTGATCCGGACCATGATTTTGCTTGTGCCTAAAATCCATAGCAAAACCGAGGCGCAGTTATTGGCGCCTGGCGTCCTGCAGTTTTTGCCGGCAAACGGTATCGAGTTAGTTGATATTCCCTTAAATATGGGATCCGACGGCCAGACCCCAGGGGCCCCGCTTAGAGAAACCACCTTAAAGATCTTTAATGATGTTTGGCCGTCCTGGGCCTATGATCCGGAAAGCGCCTTGATCGAGCACTACATGAAAGACGATAACGAGGAACGCCGGTATTATGTATATCCGCCGGTGCACAGCACAGAGCAAGTTTATGTTTTAATCCAAATGAGCACCCTACCGACGCCGGTATCTTATGATCCGTCGAATGATTGGAAACTGCTAACAATTCCGATAGAGGATCAATATATCGATGCGATCCACAATGGTATGCTTTATATGTTTTATGATGATGATAGCGACAATCCAGGCAATACCCCGCGATCGCAGATCTATTATCAAAGATTTCAAACCGCCCTGCAGATCGAAACGGTTAAACCCAGGCAGAGGCAATCCTAAAGGAGTTTAGGCTATGACAACAGCACTATATCGAACAAACGGCGGCGAAGTTGTTAAGATCTCGCTAACCGATCAAACTTTCGATCAAAGGGATACAGATTATTGGACGGTGGCCGCGGATCCGGCCTTTCCGGATGGCACCGAGCTCCGACCGGATGAGGGCGCGGGCCCGCTTAGAACCCTGGGCTATGCAAAGATCATGGACGGTGGCAGCTGCAGGAACGCAACGCAGCCCGAAATAGATGCTTTTCCGGCCGCATTACTGGCCGATGAGAACCTAATGGACCGCGACGGCGCAAAGGATCTCTTTCAATTTCACCCGCGATTTAGAAAAATGATGATCGCCTTTGCCGATATTCTCAAAGATGAGATTAATATTTTGCGGGCCGAACACGCTTTACCAGCGCGTACACTCAACCAGCTTAAAACGGCGATGCTTAACCGAATGAGCGAGGACGATTAAATGTATTTACCGCGTAATTATCCAGTGGCCGAAATAGGTATCGCGTTATGGTCGATGGTACCGGAGCACGTTCAAGAGGGCGATATTTTGGAAGTCCGCCAGCCAGACCTGGGCATTGGATTAAAAGAGGCCAAGCAGTGCTTATGGTTGCTGGTCGATGGTATGGAGCAATTTGAATACGGCGAATTGAAAGAGGGCCTTTACGAACCCTTTGACGCTACCGGCGCCTATGATCCGCCAGGAGATTACACCCGATTTGATAGAAACCGTTATTGTGTACCCCTGGCCAGGTTGCAAACGGTATTTCCGAGCCTGGATCTAAACAGGGCCAGGGATGATGCCGACGCCTACCAGCCATTTTATACGCTCGATACAGATAACAATTTATGGCTAACCGGTCTTACACCACTGGCGATCGAGGGCCTTGTTTTCGATAAGGTAAATGGAGTCTATTTATAATGGCAACGTCAAGAAGAACCGCGACAAATGAAAACATTAGCACTTTTGGCGGCGCCGGCCAGGGCCGCGATTATTTATCTTTAGCGGTATGGGCCGCGGCCACCGAATTAGATCTTGTGGGCGATACGCAATCAGAGGTGCTTGAATGTTACGACGATGCGGCCAGCTTTAATCAAAAAATTGTTTTAGAGGCAGCCACCACAAACGCAAGTTATTTTAGAATAGTCCGGCCGGCAGCTGGTGAGGGCCACGATGGAACACCAAATAACGGCCTTTTTTTCGATATATCCGGAGTGGGCGGGGATGCCTGGCGAGTCGATGAGCCCTATTCCGGATTTCAAGATATACTTATTAAGGCCACGATAAACGATGCAAGCGGCCGATCGGTCTTTGATCTGCGCGAAGTGGGCGGCCTTTATGTTGGGTGTATTGTCTTTGATTCAAGTAATATCGGCGCCGGCGTCCTGGCGGCAGGATTTGAACTGCAAGAGGATGATATTGTTTGTGTTAATTGCCTATCTTTAAATAATGCGCTGCGCGGGTATGATGTAGATGCACCCGCAGATGCCTATCTGTATAACTGCCATGCCATTAACAATGGCAGCACCGGCTTTTTTAATGATGCCGGCGGAACTTTTATTAATTGCCTGGGCGATAATAATACAGTGAACGATTTTAGCGGATCGCCGGCCGGCAACAATAATGCCAGCAGTGACGGTACCGCAACCGGCACCGGCAGCCGGATTAATCAAACATTTACCTTTGTGGCATCCGGATCCGACGATTACCACCTGGCCGGATCCGACGCCGGCGCCCTGGATTTTGGCGCGGATTTGAGCGCCGACGGCGTTTTTGCCTTTGACGATGATATTGATTTTGATACCAGGTCCGGCACCTGGGATATAGGTTTTGACGAGTTTATCTTATTAATTGGTTATCCGATCGTAACTGATCGTATGGCAAGCTCATTAATTTTTGGCAGAATAGTGAGGTAAAAACCATGAATTTAGGAAAATGGCTAATAGACGATTTTGTGACTTTCACCTGTAACACGCACGATGCGGCCACCGGCGCGGCCACCGATGCCGACGCAGTGCCGAGTTATCGCGTGTATGAGGATGAAACCGCGACACCGATTTTAACCGGCACAATGGCCTTATTGGATTCTGGCAATACGGCCGGCCTTTATTCCGAGCGGATCCAGCTAACCGCGGCCAGTGGTTTTGAGGTAGGTAAATCGTACACCATTTACATATCGGCCACGGTTGACAGTATCGAGGGCACTTTGAGCCACTGTTTAGAGGTTGAGATTGCAAAGGCCACTCAATCCTCGGTTGATGCGGTTGATAGTGTGGTGGATGATATATTAGTGGATACCAGCACGACTTTACCGGCCGAACACGCTACATTAGCGACGGCCGCGGCCCTTTCCACGCATGACGGCAAGCTGGATACCGTCGATACGGTTGTCGATGCGATCAAAGCGGTAACAGATCTGCTACCCGACGCCGGCGCCTTAACCACGATCGACGCGAATATCGACGCCGTTTTAGTCGATACCGGTACCACCCTGCCAGCCGAACACGCCTTGTTAGCCACCGCGGCGGCGATAGCGGCGCTTAATGATCTATCAAGCGCCGATGTTGCAACCGAACTGGCCACCTATGATGGACCGACCAGGGCAGAGGCCACCAGCGACAAGGATGAAATTATCGCGGAAGTGGACGCAAACGAAACCAAGATCGATGCGGTTAAGGTGGATACCGCAGCTATCTTAGTCGATACCGGCACCACCTTACCAGGGGAACACGCATTACTGGCAACCGCGGCCGCAATCGCGGCGCTTAATGATCTGAGCTCGGCGGATATTCAGACCGTATTGGAAACAAACGACCTCGATCATTTGCTTAAAGTGGCCCATCCGACAGGCGATCCGGTGGCCAGCACGATATTTGATCTGGTTATGAATAAGGACGTTTCGCAGACCTTTGACCGCGCCGACGATTCATTAGAGGCCATATCAGACGGCGAGAGCACCGCACCGAGCGCGGCCGATGTTGCCGACGCGGTATGGGAAGAAGCGGCCGGCGATCACACAACCAGCACCACTTTCGGCGGGAAAAATCAAAAGGTTGTGCCCTCGGAAACCATTAACGATTACAAAGCGGACGTTTCAGCCCTGGCCACGGCGGCGGCCCTGGCAACCGTCGATGCTAACGTCGATGCGATCTTAGTTGATACTGATACCACGATACCAGGCTTAATCGCGGCCCTTAATGATCTGGCCGCGGCCGATATTCAAACGGTCCTCGAAACAAACGACCTTGACCACCTGGCCAAAGTGGCCCATCCGAGCGGCGATCCGGTGGCCGATACCCTCTTTGATCTGATTATGAACAAAGACGGCAGCCAGACTTTTGACCGCAGCACCGATAGCCTGGAAATAATAGGCGAGTCCAGCGGAGCAACGCCGGCGGCGATAGCCGACGCCGTTTGGGATGAGGACGCGGCGGACCATACCACCGCGGATACATTCGGAGATAAAAACCAAAACCAGGTACCAAGTGAAACCATAGGCGATTACAAGGCCGACGTTTCGGGCCTGGCCACTTCCGCGGCCCTGGCCACGCATGACGCTAAACTTGATACGGTTGATACAGTGGTGGACGCCATTAAGGCGGTAACGGATCTATTACCGGATGCAGGGGCCCTAAACGACCTGGCCTTGATCCTGGCAGATACGGCCGAGCTCCAAACAGATTGGACCGACGGCGGGCGCCTCGATCTTATCCTTGACGCCGTTAAGGTGGATACGGCCGCGATCCTGGTTGATACCGGCACAACGATACCCGCCAGCCTGGCCACCCTGGCCACCGCGGCCGCACTGGCCACGGTCGATAGCAACGTCGATGCCGTCCTGGTTGATACCGGTACCACAATACCGGCCACTTTGAGCGGGATTGAAAGCGATATAGCGGATCTAACCTCGGATCTAAACGATCACGATACAGATATTAAGGCCGATTTGGTGGATCTGAGCGACGATGTAGCCGACGTAAAGACCGATACGGAAACGATTATCGCAGCAGTGGGCGGTATTCCGGTGGGCGCGATAACCTGGACGTACAACGTAACCAACACAGTGAGCGGAAACCCGATCGCAGATACCGATGTATGGATTACAACCGATATAGGCGGCGTCAATGTGATTGCCAGCGGGAAAACCGATCAAAATGGAGATGTTACTTTTTACCTGGATGCCGGCACCGTTTATGTATGGCGCCAGAAATCCGGCTTTAATTTTGAAAATCCGGATACGGAGGTAATAAGCTAATGGGAACAGGACAAGGAACGCCGGTAACTCCGGTAGGCGTAGGATTTACTAATATCGATAACTGGTTTACTCACATTTGGCCCGACGTTCCATTATGCCCTAATCCGAAGATCCGCGAGGCCATTATAGACACGGCCAGGCGCTTTTTTCTTGAAACCGAGTTATGGACCGTTGAATTAGAATTATTAAATATCGCTACGGACCAGGCCGAGTACACCCTGCTATCCCCCCAGGGCGATATGGTTAGCCTGGATCATTACGAGATTAAAAGCGATAATTCCACCTTTTACCGTAAAAAGGTAATTTCCGAGATTGCTATCGATGCTAATCCGGACGAGCGCGACGATTGGCGCAGCCAGACGCATGAGGATCCGGATGCGGCCTGGGTGGGGCAAACTCTAAAAATGCGTTTAACCTATATCCCAGGCCTCGATATTACCGCCGGCTTAAAAGTGTGGATCAATATCATGCCCTTTGATGGGGCCCGCACAGTGCCCAAAATCCTATGGACGCATTACAAGGATATAATTACGAGCGGCGCCGTTTCCGAACTCTTGATGATGGCAAATAAGCCCTGGTCTAATCCGGACCTGGGATCGGCGCATGGCGTTAATTTCTCCGGATCCTTTTTAAAGGCCAGGCAAAAGAAGTTTACCGGATTCGTAAGGCACCGGACCAGGGATATTATCACAACCAAATACACTGATTTTTAAGGAGTAAAATCATGGCGGTATTCAAATTTGAGAATAACGCGATTGGGGCCCTTGAAAACGCGATCGGCGCCGGTGACGTTTCAGCTACTTTAGAAACCGGCCAGGGCGCCCTGTTTCCTACCCTGGGCGCAAATGAGCAATTTCTGGCGCTTATCTTAGAGGGATCTAAAAGCGAATGGGTGACAGTTACCGATCGCGCCGGCGATATTATGACGATGATACGCAGCGCCACCCCGCAATCATTTTCCGCCGGCGCCTCTTTTGAATTAAGGATGAGCGGCGAGATCTTAGAATTATTCTTTCAAAAGGGCGAAAATCGAATAGTAACCGAGGATCCAGGCGGCAGCCTAACGGCCAATTATTTTGGCGAGGAAGTCTATAACTCGGTAAATGGCAAGTGGTGGAAAAACACCAGCGGCACCGATTGGCTTGAAATGGGAATAACTGATTAATGCCTTTTATATTCAACAATCGCGCCGTATCGCACCTAATAAAGGCGGTCGATAGCGGCGATACCGAGCTCCGGATTACCCAGGCCGATTTTGAGCAGTTTAATCGATACGGCGCCGGATCCGATGATTTTATGTTTTGCGTGTTACGCGGGCCCACCGATCGAGAGATCGTTAAGATCATTCCGAGCCAGGTAAATTACGCGCCGGATCCCTACTTAGTTTGTGAACGCGGCCAGGGCGGTACACCCGCGGAGGCCTGGCCAGCTGGTACACTGATATTTTTATGCACCGTCGCGGATCATTATTCAGAGTTGATACAACCCGACGCCATTAGGCAGATCGAATTTAATCCGAATGGAGTTTTAAGCCCGAACTATGCCGGCGAAAAGGTTTTTCAATACGCCGGATGCGCGGTCCGCTGGTGGCAAAGTTTTAACGCCACGGATCCATACTGGCACTTAATAGCCGGCGAACCCTGCCCGCCGGATGAGGAATTCGTAAACCCGACCGGCACTTTTGTATCTAAAGTTTGGTTTGTGACCTTTGTTTCATGCTGGCAACAGTGGTTTAATAATTTTAGCTGGCAACCTGGCCATATCGATACCGTATGGGATGGCAGCCGATGGGTAGATACAACCGGCCCGACCGTAGTTAGGTTAAGTCCACCGATCGGCACCTGGTACCCAGGATTTAGGCCGCAGATTATGAAAGCCTATCGATCGTTAGCGGGTAATTGTCCAAACGTCCAATTAAGGCAGGCAGGCGGCGGGATTTTGGTTAATCATACTGGTGTTTATGTGGGCGACGAGCAACCCGACGGTTTAAAATTTGAGATACCGAGCGCGAATTATAATACAGCAGTGGTGCCATTTACGGCGGACCTGGATCAATTTGACATAACCGGCAACATTAACGGCGAGGTTGAGCTAACCAATCTTGAATTTTTTGAATGTGAAAGCGATCCGCTAACGCCTCTTTATGACGCCTATATACACAATCAGGATCCGGTTTATTCAATTTCAAGGGATGCCGCGGTGGCAAACAATATGTCCGACACCAGCACTTTTATGTTTTGCGGATCAAATCATCATACGGGCACCCTCTATACTATACAACGGATCCACCTTTTTTATGATCTAAGCGGCGTTACCATCGATGATATTAGAGAGGCCGCGTTAAGGATCCGAGTTGTATTTAACAGCATACCGCCGACGCTGGATAAACTTTGCATCCAAGAGGGCACCGCCGGCAGCTATCCGGTCACGCTAAACGATTGGCAGGCCCAAACAGGCCCGCTTTTAGCAGATCCGGTGCCAAATGTAGGCGCAGCGGTGGCCGTCCGGATCTATACATTTTGGCTTAACGATTTTGGCAAAAACTATCTGGCCAGCAAATTAGGCGGCACCGCGGAAATCGTAATAAGAAATTATGAACACGATTATATAAACTTAGCGCCGGTAGCAGAAACAGGCACTTCTTATATCGATAGCATGGAGGCCGTCGGCACCTGGGCCAGGGTGCCGAGATTAACCATTTACGGTAATACGACCTAATGAGTTTTTTATTTAATAATCGCGGAGTTTCACATTTATCTTTACCGGTTACGGATTCTGATACCGAACTCCGGATACCCTGGGAAGATTTTAACAGCTTTATGCGGTCAAACGCTCGCGCCGTCGATCGAATGATGGCCATATTACGCGGACCGATCGAGCGCGAAATAGTAGAGATCGATCTAAATAACAGCTTTTCCGGTACCACCGATAAGTATTTGAAAGTGACCAGGGGCCAGGGCGGTACGATCTCGGAAGATTGGCCGGCCGGCACCCTGCTATTTTTATCCACCCATGCGGATCATTACGAGGCCTGTTTTCAACCCGATAGCACCAGGCAGATCGATTATAATCCTAACGGCGTTTTAGCTCCGGATTACCAGGGCGAGAAAATACTGCAGTACTCCGGATGCGCGGTTAGATGGTGGCAATCTTTCGATGCGATTAACCCATATTGGCACTTGATCGCGGGCGAACCATGCGTAGGCGAGGAATTTATCGATCCTGGGTGGGGTTTTAAAGTATGGATTGTAACGGTAGCTCAGTGCTTAGAGCAGCATTTTGATAATTCTAATTGGACCGGCGCGGCGTTTTGGCCTGGATCCTGGGATGGTACAAAGTGGGTGCATAATCAATATTTTAGGTTAGACGCGATCGGCGCCTGGGCAGATGGATACCGGCCGTCGCTGATAAAAGTTAAATTGCAAAACTTTTGCGAGCGCGGCGCCTTTCAGCTTTTTGATACAGACGATAACGTAATAGCCGAAAATGATCCCTGGAATTTTAGCCAAATTAATTTGGGCACCGAGGGCAGGCTATGGCATATTGATTGGTCAAACGGCCTGGATATAAAACAGATATATGTGCAAGGAATTTTTACCGATCCGGAGGCGCTAACAGATATAGAATTTTACACCACCACTTGTGGCACCCAGGCCACCCCGATTACAGTTAGCGGCGGGGATGCTCATTTAGGCGGGCCCGAAACCTTTGATTGGCCCTCTGCGAGGAACGCCAGCAACGCCACGGCCATAAGCACAACCGGTGACGTATGGGCCTTTGCCCATCGATGGAGCCCATATTATCGCGTATATCGATCGTTTTTAGATTTTGATTTATCTGGCCTGGGCGCATTATTCGGCGCTCCTATTTGGGAAGTCGAATTACATTATTTCGGCTTGTTTACCAGCGGCAGCTATTTACACAATGTTGGCGTTCAAGAGTCGATACACACTCAACCGCTGCAATTATGGATGTTTCAATATGGTTATGGCCCTTTCTTTAATGCAGCACCGCTTATGAGCCGGCAGAGCTCGCAGCAAAGTTTTTGGTTTAACCAGGCCGGCCGCGATTATGTGGCCGGCAAATTAGGTATCGGATCTGCTAAATTTTGCATTAAAGATTATTACGATATTGACAATATTGCACCGACGCATGGCCCCTGGTTTCATACGGCAAACAGTTATGACGGCGGTTATCCGGCAGAATTAAGAATATATGGAGATTTTTAAATGCGCGAAGTTATCCAGGTATTTAGAGGGATCCGGCCCAGGGTAGGCGCCAGCCTGTTACAACCTAACGAGGCCCAGGACGCGGAAAACGTCAAGATCACCCAGGGGCATTTGCGGCCCTGGTTGCAACAGCTGGTGGTTGACTCCGCGGAAACGGGTGAACTGGTCCGGACTATTTACTATTATCTATCGCAATACTGGCTAACCTGGGATGCCGACGTAGATGTATTGCCTGGCCCGATCGCAGGCGATACCACCAACCGCTTATATTATACCGGAGATGGGATCCCGAAAAAAACAAACGAGGACGAGGCCACCACCGGCAGCGGCGATATGCCGATCAATTATTATCCGATGGGCCTACCGACGCCGGCAAAGGCGCCGATCGCAGCCCTGGGCGGCGGCGGATCCGGAGATGCGCGAGTGATTGCATACGTCTGGACGGTGGTAACGTCCTGGGGCGAGGAGGGCCCACCGAGCGCCGGATCTAACAATTTAACCGCCCTGCAGGGCCAGGTGGTGAATTTATCTAATATGGATCTGGAATGGCAGGCGGCCTTTGCATACACAACCGATGATTGGGTGATACCCTCGGCCCTGGTCGATCATGTTTATAAATGCGTACAGGCGGGCACTTCCGCCGGCGGCGAACCTACCTGGGGCACCGTGATAGATGCCGATACCACCGACGGCACTGTATTATGGAGGGCCTATGATAAAGAAATCCTTTACGGCACCGGCGGCGGTAAAAGGATCTATCGCGTAAATGTTGGAGATACATTTTCGCAATATCAGTTTGTGGATCAAATACCGCAAACGTCAAGCGTGTACGTCGATAGCAAGCTGGATACGGACCTGGCCGAGGTTTTGAATACCCAAAATTACCAGCCACCACCCGACGGCATGATCGGCCTGGTATCACTCGGCCGGTTTTTCGCCGGATTTGTAGGCAAGGATCTGTATTTTTCCGAGGCTAATTTCGTCCACGCCTGGCCGCAGGCCTATCAAATAACGCTTGATTTTCCGATAGTTGGATTAGGAACGATAGGCAATATCCTGGTAGTGGGCACCACTGAAAACCCTTATGTGGTTTACGGCACCGATCCGAGCGTCATGCAGCCGCAAAAGTTTCCGGATCCGCACCCCTGCCTATCAAAAAGAGGGATTACCGAGATACCCCAGGGCGTCTTATTTCCAACAACCGATGGATATTATTTGTGCGGTCCGACCGATGGCCAGGTGGTAACAAAGGAATTTTTCACCAAAGAGGAATGGAGTCGATTTGTACCTAATTCGATGGTGGCCGAGGTACACGATTCAAAGATATTTGCATTTTACCGCGAGGACGATGATACCCAGGGCGGCCTGGTGCTTCAAATGGAGGGCGGTTTTGCCGAATATGTAACCGAGCTCGATTTTTACGCCACGGCCCTTTTTAATGATGAAACCGACGATACCCTGTATTATATCCCCAGGGTGCTAACGGTCCGCCTGCGCGAGGCTGGTACACCGTATCCGACCAGGAGCGGCGTAAGACTAACCGAGGCCGGCGGCAACAGACTATTGGAGTAATATCATGGCCGACGATCTAAAAATTAGCGAGATGGTAGAAATTTTATCCGGCGATCTTCACGACGATCTGGCATTTGAGGTTATCGACCTTTTAGAGCCTTTAGTCGAGGATCAAAACAAAAAGGTTAAGCTGGTCACATTAGAGGCCTCTTTCGGATCCGAGGATAAGATCTTTAAGGATACAACCGTTGTGCAGGCCTGGGGTGATACGGATCCGGACGCGGTAACGATGGATATGTATGAAAGTGATAACGATGCAGTGCTCCGCTTTTTTGATGCCCAGGGCCAGAATAGCCGGCTGGATATTGGCGGTATGGGAGTGCCAGGCATCTTTATGCGTTTTGGGATCGGATCGGATCCCGATATTAGGGCTATGTCCGGCACTGATACCTGGATGCTACTCGAACCGGACCGGCAGCAATTAGGTAACTCGGCAGCTGGTAACGCCTTTCTAAGAGTCAATCCAAACACGCCGAATGTTGAGGCCTGGGCAAACAGTGTAGAGGTTTTAGATTTGGCCGAGCTCATCCAGCGGTTAGGCGTAACGGCCCAGGAGCGGATCGAGATCAATCAAACAAACGATACCATCCAGGCCTATGTCGAGGAAGGCGACGTCGGCGGAAATCAGCTGGTATTTGATATTGACGGCCAAAATAGCCGGATCAATCTCGGCCGAATTACAGAGCTCCATGCGCGTCAAGGCACCGGATCGGATCCCACCTTTCGAGTAATGAGCGGCACCGATGAATGGTTACATATCCACGGCGATCAACAAAGATTAGGCGCCGGATCCGGCAGCGATTCGCACGTTAGGGTAACGTCTGGCGGAGTCGAGGGAGTGGTGGCCGGCACGAATCAGCTTAATTTAACGACCCTTTTACAAAGGATCGGCGCGGCCGCGGATACCAATATCGAGATTAATCAAACGAATAATACCGTTATCGCGGAGATCGCAAACGCTATTCGCTTTGAGCTCAATAACAACCACGGCCTTATCGGAAACCAGGCGGCCTTACGCCTCGATGTTGATTGGGGGGATGATAAAGACATAAAGGCCTATGATGAAAACAACGTCCAAAATTTGCACCTTACAACCAACGTGCAGGAAATCGGCACCCTGGGCGATACCTATATCCACTTTGACCAGGCAACCGGTATTTTCACTTTTCGATGCGACAATAATATCGAGGCCACCCTGGGGCCCACCGGTTTAACTTTGAGCGCCGGCGCCACGGTGGATAATATCGAAACCACTTTAACCGACGATGATACGCATATCCCGACGTCCGGCGCGGTATTTGATGCGCTCGGCGGAGCTCAACCAGGGGCATTGTATTTCGGCGGAAATGCAAGGGCCACTGCCAAAACCGATGGCATAGAGATCGAGGGGCCAAGTGCACAAATATTACATATCGACGCGGCCACCGGTACCTTTAGCATTGAAACCCAGGGATCCATCCACCTTAGACTTGCAACCGGCGGAGAAAACGCGATCCGGTGCTATTATAATGGCGGCGTTTGGCTATATTACGACGCCATTAAAGAGGCTGAAACGGTATCCGGCGCCCTGCAAATTACCAACGCTTTGCAGCTAACAAGCGGCGGCAATTTGATAAATGAGTTTGAAACCGCCCTTACAAATGATGCCAATAAGGTGCCCACCAGCTCGGCGGTATTCGCAGCGATCGGCGCGGCCACCAAGTTAGAGGTTTTAAATACTAAAGTCGAGGTATCAGATACCGGCGCCGATGGCCTGGTCAATATTGTGGCCGATGGTTTTCAGCTATTAAAAGCCGAAAATGGAAAAATATATATAGGCGGAACAGACGGCAATTTCTTTACTATGGCGCACGATGCCGGCCACGTTTATATGAATAATCCTTTTGTTAATGGAGATTGGCACATACAGGGCACCATCACAGGCCCCACCGTACACAATATGATCTCTATGCGGCCAGACGGCGGCATTGATTTGAGATATAACAATGTTATCAAAACGACGATCGGCGCCGATACCCTGGAATTAAAAGGCGATCAAACCGGCGCCGAGGCCATTGGAAACGCGGCCACCACCGTAGCAATCACGTTTGGCACCGCTCATGCCGACGCAAATTACCAGGTATTAGCCACCGTCGAGAACACAACCGACGGCGGGCCCCTGGTCCTGGCCGCGATAATCACGGCAAAGGCCACCACCGGATTTACCGCCACTTTATCGGCGGCCACGGATTCGGCAAATTATGTGCTTAATTGGCTGGCAATTAGGAGTTAAAACATGGGATTTGCTAATTATATATGGGAGTGGGAGGGCGACGAAACCCAGGCTTTTGGCGAAATGTTTTGGAAGTCAAAGGAATTCCTGTATCCTAAAAAGATCCGGTTTGCGGCTTGTAGGATTATATTCATTACCGGAGATCTGGACGAGTACCAGGCGCTTTTAGATGAACGCGAGGCCATTATTAAAAGAAACCTGGACAAACTGGCCACCGGCGCGATCGGCACGATCGGCGGCACCGAGGGCGGTTTTATCCATGCTCATTATCCGATTGCGGGCGATAACCTGGAAGACGTACCAGCTGAACCAACTTACGCCGGCGAGCTATCTTTGATCTTTAAATTATATTGTAATGATATTTTAAGGCATACCAAACAATTATACACTACCGAAATTTTCAAACTGCCAGGAGGCTATCGAGGCCGCAGACATTTCTTTACCTTAGAGGGTAATGTGGAACGGATCAAACGAGTTGATCTTGCTACCTCAATTTGGGAATTGAAACACGATCAAGGTGAATTCGGAGGTTAAAATGACCACAAGGGCATATTTGAGAAAGCAAGGCCAAAAGTTTCAGCAGGCGCAGGCCCAGGAAGAAGCGGACCGCAAGCGCGGCATCGAAATGGAACAAATGCAAATGGATATGATGCAGCGCGAAATGCAGTTAGGCGAGGCCCAGGCGGCATCTCAAATGGCCGCGGCGAAATCTGCAGCGCCACTGGCTAAAGAGTATATGCAAAAATGGAATAAGGCGTTAAACAGCACCCAGGGTATGTTTAATAAGGCCATGTCCAGTGTCGATGCCGGATGGGCAGCTATTAAGGATATGCAGGATAATAAGGTCGATTTTTCCGGTATAGCCGCAGATCTTGAATCCGAATGGGAAAACGTCAAGGGTAAATTCGGCGGCCTGCAGGATCAAGCTATCGAAATGGCCGGCGAGGAAATGACCCAAAGGCGCGAGCTCGGCCGGCAAATGACTAAATTAGCGCAGCCCGATTACGAGGGCGCAGCTGGCCGCGCTATGGCCGATGTATCACGACAAGCGGAACTCGGAAAGCAGGCCGAGGCCCGCAGATTATCCAGCCTGGGCATTGATCCCACCAGCGGCCGCGGACGGTCCGCCATGAATACAATACAGGGGCAAGAGGCCCTTTCTAAGGCCACCGCAGCCACCCAGGCCCGCAGGGGTGAAAAAGAGCGTGTAACCGGAGTTACAGGCCAGGCCATGCAGCTGATAGATCCATCTAAAACCGCACAAGTGGCAAGCGATATACAGGGTATTAAAGGTCAGATATTAGGCCAGCGTACAGGAGTGGCCGAGGCGGAAAGCAGGCAGGCCCAGGGTATCGCGGGCGCGATCGGCAGTATGGCCGGCGCGGCCGGATCCATAGCCCGCGGTATGGGTGAAACGGTAACGGCGCCCCTGGGTGAAGCGGCCGGCGTTTACTCCGGTATGGCCATGCAGGGCGGTTATGATCCAATTAGCGGACGGTCCGCCATGCCGACCACCAGGAGTGGTGGCAGCGGCAGGACAAAGTTTAAGGGTAATTTACCATCAAATTATGCGGGCAGCCGCTATTATTAAAAAGAATTAGGAGGTAAATCAAATGGGTTTTGCATCTGGATTTAGAACTGGTTTAGCAAGTGGCGGCGGCGGCGGCCAGCGCAGGAGCATGATGCCGATCGTTCAAGGCCTGGGATCCATGATCGATAGAATTGAAAGGCGCAATAAAAAGGGATCCGTCCGTATTGGCGGTAAGATCGGTGGTAAATCCTCTTATGATAAATACACCGAGCGCAAGGACGCCGAGGCCGCGGCAGCCGAGGAACAACGGCGCTATGATGCGGCCCAGGGCCAAAAGCGTGAACAAATGCAAACGGACCAGGCCGCAGCCGAACAACAGGCAGAGCGCCAGGCGGTACAAGATGAACAGGCGGCACAGATGCACGAAGAAAAAGTAGCATCGATCCAGCAGAAACGCGACGAGGCGGCCAAATTATTTGAGAGATCCGAGAAAAAAGAAAAAAGGATCGAGGCCTACCGCGGATTTGTTCAAGGAATTCAATCACGCAGCAAGGCCTTAACCGAGGCATCCTGGGCAGCCCTGGCACCGGATATGCCAAAGGACGAGGAAAAAGATTGGGCGGAGATCGAAACCGAGGATTATATAGATCCAAAAACCGGAAAACCGGTAATGGATAAAAACGGCAAGCCAATTAAAAAGTATATCGTCGGCCGCGGCAAAAAGGATCAAAAGGGTATGCCGGCGCCGTCGGTGGAATATAACGACGATGGATCTATAGCTGTTACATTTCCTGGCAGCGATGAGCCCGAAATTTATGCAGACGCTAAAACCTTTGCGGAACAAATAGGCTATCATCTTAATCCTGAGTTTGAAACCGACGAAAAGGGCGGAAAGGGCAAGAAAAAAGAAAGGCGCCAGGAAACCCAGGATCAATTAAAATATGTTGAAAAGAAGATCAAGCGCCTGCAGAAACGGTATGATAATGAGGATCCGGATCTATCCGATGATGATTTTAAAGCGCAAATGGCCGAACTTGAAGCAGAGGAAGATAGACTAATGGGGCGAGGCGAAAAAACCGAAGTGGCCGCGGGCGGCGAGGCCGAACAAGCGGCGGGCAATCTTTATGCCGGCGAGGATCCACCGCCCGACTATCCAAATGCGAAACGCGCACCGGATGGTAATTGGTATGTTGCCGAGGGCGGCAAGTGGAAACCGGTTTTAGAGTCCGAGGAAAACGTAGCGCAAAAATAGGTGAATCATGGCTTTTAGATTAGGTGAGGCAGTTGAATATGATCCGTTTTCGCCCGAACCGCACAAGGGCGAGGATTTTAAATTAGGCGATCCAGTTGATTATGATCCCTTTAAAGAGGAAGAAGATCAACCAGGGATGATGGACCGGATCGCCGGATATTTTGAGGCAGAACCGCAGCCCGATATTGCCGGCGAGGTAGCACCGCACCAGCCACCGGCCGAACCAGCTGAAACTGGCCTACCGGAGGAATCCGAATACATAGCAGCGCCTGGGCCCCTGGGCGAACCGATGTTAAAAGAGGATTTAGCCGAGCGGCCGATTACACCTTATGAGCAAGCATATCAAGAGGAAATGGCCGCATTAGAGGGCGAGCCAGAACCGGACGAGGACGCACTCGAAAGCGAACTCCGGACCGCCCGCGAGGCAGAGGAAACCGGAGAGGCGCCAGCCGAACCCGAAGTGGATCCGAAAACCGGCCGGCCGATTATTCCGGATACTGAGCCCTGGCGGTGGGATGATGCCAAGAAAGATCTAAAGGCCTGGAAAAAGGCCCGCGCAGAAAAGGAGAAACGCCACGCGAACAACATAAACGAGGCTAAAAAATCAATTCTTAGGAAAGATCCTGATTACGCTTTTCCGGAGGGCCAGGGCCCCTGGGTAGATGATCCGCGAGAATTGCACCAAAGAAAGCGCGGCCTGGATCCGAGCGGCCAGGAGATTGATTTTGATGCCAGGGCACCGCGGGATATGACCGGCGAAGAAAAAAGGAGTTTTGCAAACCAGTTTGGCAGCCGAATGGTGCCAGGCGCCTATACTGGAATAAAAAGATTTGAGCAGGGCCTTTACACCACTAATTATTTATTATGGGTACAAAGCGATAAGGAGCACCGAGCGGTACTTGACTCGGTAGTAGATCAAATATCAAAGGGCGCCTTTCCGGATGATGTTCAAAAGCAAGAGGCCTATAAGGTCAGATTTGCACAAGAGGCCTCGGATCTATGGGGATCCGGATACCTTATCGATGATCTAATTTGGGGTGAGGCCGAAAAACACGGCGTAACACTTAAAGAGGATCCGCTCGATATAACCACGTTTTCGAACCCGCCCGAAAACATGGAGGAAACCAAAAAGAAAAACGTCGAGCGGGTTAAGCAAGTACAGCAGGATATACAGGATTGGTACGAAAAAAATCCAGAATATGCCCTGCCCGATGATTGGGATACATTAACGTCCGATGAACGCGAACAAAAATATCCTGGCATATTTTGGGGTGAGCAAGTTTCCACAAATGCAATCAATTCCCTGTTATCGATCGGCACCTATTTAGGAGTACAGGCGGCCACCAAAAACGCAACAATAGCAACCCTGGCAGCCGGCCTGGTTTTATATCCGGCCTTTGTGCAGGAAATTGACGACGAATTAACCAGGTTAGAACAGGAAGAAGGTATAATAGTGCCCGACGAGATTAGGGCGGAGCTCGCATTGTTGGGCGCGATCCCATCATCGATGATCGAGGGCCTTTCCGAGCGGTTTGGTTTTGGCCCTGGCGTGATGAAACATTTTAAGAAACTCGGCCAAAAGGCCTTAAAGCGCGAACTGATTAGGCGGTTTGTGCAATCGGCTATGGCAAAAAAAGCCTATACCTTTGCCGGTAAACCTACTTTGTGGGTAGCAAAACAGGCGCCCGCCGGATACGCGGAAGAAGCAGGGCAGACTATGGTATCAAACGCGGCCGCTCAATTTGTCGGATCCGAGCGATCATTATTTCAAGGTGCAGGCGAGGCCGGCCGGATCGGCGCCTATCTTGAACCGATGTTAGGCGGACCGGCGGCAGCCACCACCGGATTATACCAGGTTAGGAAAAAGGCCAAAGCAAAAAAAGAGATCACAAAGGCCGAGAATAAAATTAAGGAACTCCTGCAGGATTACGACGGCCAGACGGCCGAGGATATTCTAACAGGGGAAGAACCGCGGCCAGCCCCAGGGGCACCGGTAGAAGAACCGACCAGGGAAACCGAATTTACAGGCGCCGAGTCAGTAGAGGCCGAGGAAACCGCGGCCGAATTTACCCCCGAAGAATTAGCGGCGGCAGAGGCAGCCGCACCAGCTGAAAAGCCAGCGCCCGAACCCGCAGCGCCCAGGGCCCCGAAACCGACCGCGGCCCCGCGTATGGGTGAGAAACCGACGGCCGCAGTTAAACGTATTTGGGGAGTACCCGAACAAGCGGGCGGCAAAAGGGTAGCACCTGGCCGCACCACGCCGGCCTGGCAGTTGCCAGCAGAAAAACGGCCCGAAGAAATCCAGCGGGTAAAAGAGATCTGGCAGGGCAAGCGGGCACCGAAACGCGGCGGGATTATCGAGGACGTATCTTTGCCACCGGCTAAAACGCGGATCACGCCGACCGGCCGGCGCAAGGTATTACAAAATTACGCGAATGAATTAGGCAAGGAGGCCGGCGCTAAAATCCGATTTGATAATGTGGTTTACCAGGACGAGCGGCCAATAGGCCTGCAAATGACCGTGACCGACGGACCGGCCAAAGGCGCCAGGTTTACCATTTCCGATCGAGCACATAAGACCAGGGCCCAGGCCGAGGCCTTTGTATCAATTATAGTTAATACCTATGCCAATGCCGAGGCGGCGGCGCCGGTCCTGGCACCTAAGAAAAAGGCACCAAAAAAGGACGCGCAGGCCGAACTTGACCAGCTGGTACAGACTCTTAACCCCGAACAAAAGGCGGCGGTTAAGGATTTAATCGAGTGGGCAGAAATGCCGATCGATCAACGCCTGGGCCTTATGCGGGCGGAGCTCGCCACCTTAGAGCAAAAAAAGGCACTCAAAGCAGCGGCACCGCCTAAAGAGGTTATAACAAAACCCGCCATAACCGCCCCACCCCCCGCGCCGGCGGCAGCCGCCCCCCCGACTCCGCCGGCAGCCCCACCAAAGGTTGCGCCAGGGGAGAAATTAGAACCCACCGCAGAGATACCAGGTCCGAGTCCTGGGGCCCGATGGACAACAGACCCAGGGGCCATACCAGGCGAACCCCTGCATTTTTTGGATCAAACGCCTAACCTATTAGAGGATGATAGCGTAGCGGCCATAATTGAGCATGAGGTAGAGGATGGATCCCTTTTTGAATTGGTGGATCCGGACGGCCGCAGCCTGGGAATGTTTAAAGATGCCGAAAGCGCAGCACAAGCGGCCGAGGAACAATTCGAGGCGCCGAAAGAGAAAGCGCCGGCAAAGGCTAAACCAGTTTTGGCAGGCGGGCCCAGGGTGGCACCGGTCCGGAAAACTCCGCCAGGGCCACCACCGGCGGCCCCACCGGCGGCGGTAGAAAAGCCAGCGCCAGAAGAAAAACCACTTGAAGTGATAAGACCGCCGGCGGAGCATATCGGATCCGCGGCGCCGATCGTAACCCCGCAAAATCCGGAGGGGTACGATGCTGAATATATGATAGTCGAGGAAAGGTTTTTAGTACCGAGCCACAATCCGGAAACCTGGCAAAAAGAGGGCGATTATCCGGAGGGCGTACAGGAACGCGCCTATCATTCCGATACGGCCGAACAGGCCAAAGTAATTGAACACGCGCAGAAATTAGATCCGCGGATCCTGTTATCAGACGATCCGACGCCTACCAATGGGCCCCCGATTATAACAGAATCTAATTACGTTATATCCGGAAATTCCAGGGCTATGTCAATCGGCCTGGCCTTTAAGGATCCGAAAAAGGCAGCCAAATATAAAAACCAGCTGGTATCTAAGGCCTCATCGTTTGGCCTGGCGCCTAAAAATGTCAAGGCTATGGATAATCCGGTACTGGTCCGCCGGATCGAAACCGAAAACAACGAGGAAATGCGAAAGCTGGCGCGGGAATTTAACGAAACCATGACGGCCGGCCTGGGCGAGGCCGCGGAAATTGCCTCGATGGGCAAGTCGATTACACCCGAAACAATGGAAAAGATCGGCACCAGGTTAGCCGACCGCGAGATCTCTTTGCGCGAACTCCTGGGCAAGAAAGACGGCCTTGAAATAATGGGATGGTTAGTGGATGATGGCGCGATCTCCGCGACACAGAGAACCCAATATTTGAACAAAGCAGGCGATTTATTGAACAAAAGAGGGAAAGAAACGATCGAAAGCGGCATATTTGGTAACATCATCGATGATCTGGATCTAATCAATTCCGCCCAAAAATCCCACCTTAATAAAATCGAGAAAAGCCTGGCCGAGCTCGCAAAGGTTAAAGCTCGCGGCGAGGCCTGGGATATAACGCCGGATCTTAAAGAGGGATTGCGTCTGGCCACGGCAGCCCAGGCGCAAGATCTGAGCGTTAGAGAATTTTTGATGCAGCAACCTTTATTTGAGGCCAGGGTAGAATATACGACCGTTAGTGAACGCCTGGCCGATCTCATTATCAAGGATAAGCCCACCAGGTTTAAAGAACGCTGGAAAGGTTATAGCATCGATGCGGTGGCCGATACGAAAAAGCAAGTCCAAATGTTTAAGCCGAAAACCCAGGCTGAATCCCTGCAGGAACATTTTGACATAGAGGCCGCGGAAGTCGAGGCGCCGGCCGAGGCCCCAGGGGAGATTGAAGCGGCGGCCGCACCCGAACCGACGGCGGCCCCCGAACCGGCCGAGATAACTAATTACTTTTCCGGAGCAAACCGCCTGGGCGATATGAAAGGCCATATTCAAGCCGGTGTACCGATCGGTGTAGAGATCTCGGAGCTATCGAAAAACGGCGAGGCCTTATTGATCGATTACCTAAAAGAGGGCGGCCAGGTATTTATCGACTCCGGAGCATTTGGCGCACAAAAGAAAGGGATCCAGGTAAACTGGCCGGCAGTGCTTAAAAATTACAAGCGGATAGCGGACGCGGCAGGGGATGGCGCTAAAAACCTGGTGGTGGTGGCACCCGATGTAATAGGGGATCCTTTAGCCACTATTAACATGACCGGCAAATATAAAAGAGAATTAAACGTCCTGGCCGAGCAAGGGGTAGGCATTATTTTACCGGTCCACCGGCCGCCGGCGCCAGGTAAATTACGCGATATTTGGGCCAATATGATAGGCAGCCTGGACGAGGGAAACAGGGCCCAGGGGATCGCCGGTTTTCCATCACAACACAAAAACCCCGATCGCCTTAATCCGGAAGATTACGCCGATATTTTTAAGGCCTTTTATCCACCTAAACGAGTGCACTTGTTAGGCATAAGCCCAAAAGCGGACGATTTTAGCGAGAGAACCGCGGAGCTCCGCCGGCTGGATCCGAATATTGAGATCATAGCAGACGCGAATAGATTGAGGGCCCAGGCCGGCAGAACCTTGAAACCGGAAATTTACGCGGCCGCGGCGGCCAGAAAAGCAAACGAGGGCCAGGCAAAACCGATCGAGGAATATAAAGATTTAAGGCCCGAATACGAAACCCGCGAGGGATTTGAATATACATTTTTACCGGAGGGATTGAACGCGGACAAAGTAATGCAGATCGGAAAGGTTGAGGGCCTACCGGCCGAATTTGTACGCGAGTTTTTATATAATGTGCGTAGCGGGATCCTGGGCACCCAGGTTAATTTTGCCATATCCGAGGGCGAATGGCGCGACGATACCATGATACCCTTTAAGGAATTCCACGATATTATTAGCCTGGGCGCCGAGCAAATAGCGCCGGCCATGAAACGAGCGGATATGGTACAGCTGGCGGTAGAGTGGGAACAAAAAAAGGCAGACGAGCGCGAGGCCGCCCGCGAGAAACGCGAGAAAGAGGCAGCCAGGAAACCACCGCTTGAAGCACCTTTAGAAATAACACCAGGGCAAAGATTGGCCGAGCGGATCCGGACCGGCCAGGAGAAATTAGCCAACCTGGAAACCTATAAATTAAAAGACCTGGTTAAGGCGGCGCAGGAATTGGGCGTTAGGGCCACCGGAAAAAAGGGCAAGATCTCGCAGCGGATCCGGAAAGAGGCGCCCAGGATCCAGCAGGAATTTGACGAGAGCAAGGGCAAGCAACCCCTGGGTGGATCCGCGCAACAGCTGAAAATGATCCTAACCGGCCAGCTGGATATTAACCTACCGACCTTAGAACCCCTAAATAAAGAATATTTGCAGAGTCTGGCAATCGCGTTAGGTTTTCCAAAATCCGGCACTAAAGATCAAATTTCCGCTCGGATCATGGATCTAAAAAGTTTGCGGGATGAAATTAGCGTTTTAACAGAACCGGAGCATTTTACAGAACGATGGAGCAAACCCGAATTAAAGGATATGGCCGCAAAGGCTAAAGTATGGAAGTCCGGCAACAAGCGCCAGCTGGCCATATCATTAATGACCTGGGCGGCGCGATCGGTGAACCGCGGCCAGGTGGAAGTGCGGGCGGCGTTAGGCGCGGCGTTAGAGGCCAAAGGCCGCGAGGCAGAGGATATACCGGATAAAGTTTGGGATAAGCTCGGCCTATTATATAAGCCCACCATAACCGAGGAATTGGCAGCCGAATTACCGGCAGAGGAACGCGAGGACGCCGAAGTGCAGGCCGGCCTCGATGCCATGACGCCAGAAGAAAGGGCGGAAATGGCAAAGGGAGTCGATCAAAAACAGTACGAGAGAATTAAAGCCGGCAAGGATCCTTTAACCAGGAACATAGTAGGAATTATAACAAAACCCTGGGTACAACAGCTGGCAATCGACCTGGGCCTGGCCAAGTCCGGCACCAGGGATCAAATAGTCGATCGGATTATCGAGGCTTATGATGGTAAATATTATGCGGAAGTAGCACAGGCCGCGCCGGAAACGATACCGGCCGAGGGTATATGGATAGAGGGCCACTTGCAAACGCCGGACCGCTTTGACCGGTGGTGGACTCATTTAATAAGGGCCAGAGAGGCCTTAAACGAAATCGCTAAAAAATCTCCGCTCGCTACCGAGTGGCTAAAGGGAGTCGATAACACTGATCTTGATAGTATTGTGGCGGCCGTCGATGCTTACGACGAGGCCCAGGTAGAACCGCCGGCAGCCGAGGCACCGGCCGCACCAGCTGAAAAGGCCGCACCGGAGCACGAAAAGGCGGCCGGATCCACCAAGTTAGCTAATTGGGTAAACAATAAACTGGTTAAAGATGAGTCGATAGCCTGGCGAGATCTTTTCAAGCAGGCCGATACGGCCTTTGCGGGTACCCAGGCCGCGGGCAAATATAGCCCAAAAGATGCTTATGACGCTATGGAGCAGGGCGTTAATATTTACGTTCACGATCAAATGGCCATGCGGGATCCGGAAAACGCAGCCGAAAATGTAGCCTGGTTAAAAGAAACGATCGCAAAATTACCGACGCAAACCAAAAGAACGCGGGAGCAAGGAGAGTTTCAGCAATTCAGCACCCCGCCCCCACTGGCCTATGTGGCTAATTGGGCGGCGAATATCACTGAAAATGATACCTACCTTGAACCCTCGGCCGGTGTGGGCGGTTTAGCTATTTTTGGCCGCGAGGTAGTAGGCGATCGAGCTATCGTTAATGAACTTTCTCCGAGGCGGGCAGCCCTATTAGGCGAGCTCGGATTTAAAACCGTCTTTGTTGAGGATGCCAGCCAGCTTGATAATGTATTGCCGGATGCCGTTAAGCCCACCGTAATTGTTATGAATCCGCCATTTAGCGCGACGGCCGGCCGGTTAAAGGGCATTACGGCCACCAAGTTTGGCGCCCAACAGATCGAGCAAGCATTAAACCGCCTGGAAGATGGCGGCCGCCTGGTGGGTATCGTCGGTAAGGGCATGGCCGATAATCAACCTGGTTTTAAATCCTGGTGGAAGATTATAAAGGGCAAATATACCGTAAAAGCTAATGTGAGAGTATCCGGCCAGGAGTACCGCAAATACGGCACCACGTTTGACAATCAGTTGATAATTATTGACAAAATAGGCCCAACAGACTATACTTTAGTAAAGGGTAAAGTCGATAAGATTGAGGATCTTATACCCAAATTGGAGGGCGTTAGAAATGATCGACAAGAAATGGGTAAACCAGGCGCGGAAAGAAAACCGATTGCCGGCAAACCGGCTGGCGCTGAAATTCCTAAAGCAGAACAACCAGGCGCAGAACCAGGGCCAGTTGTGGATATTGCAGCTGGCGCAGTGGGCCCAGGAGCAAGACCTGGTGAAGTTACCAAACCCGCTGCAGGACAAGCTGGACGAGTTGAACAGCTGGCGCCCGAACCTGGCAAGCCAATTCCTGAACCTGAAGCAGTTGAACCTGGACGCGGAGAATTCCCAGGAACTGATACAGAACCTGGTGAACGAGCTGGACCTGGCACTATCGGAAACGCTGCAGGGGTACCCACCCCTACCGGAGGCGAGTTATCGTTAGATCAATTAGATAGCCTTATCGATGAGGTTATCGAGGCAGAACCCACCAAGAAAAAGGCGGCCGCACCTAAGAAACCCGCGGCCGCTAAACCCACCGCCACCAAAAAACCGGCCAGCCGCGACGATGCCTATAAGCAGATCGCCGGCATTATTAAAGCACTTCCTAAAGCAACCGAGGCCAAAGAAATCGCATTAGCTTACGGTCAGGATATGACCTTAGAGCATCCGGACGCATACGAGCAGGCCAAACCGGTTATAGAATTCACATATAATGATTTTATCGGTACCGAAAGCGCCACCGAGGAAAAGGCGCGGCAGTGGATAACCGACGCATATAGGGGCCTTTCGAAGTACGATATAGATCCTGCGATCATTAAAAACTGGATCCTGTATTATTATGCCAACGATCGGCCAGGCGCCCTGCCAAAGTCGAAACCAGCACCGACGGCAGCACCGGCCGAGGCAACGCCGGAAAAGAAAGCGGAAATTAAAAAGGTTGAGAAAAAGCGCGAAGAAATATCCGCCAGCCTGTACGAGGATTATACCGGCGCCGTGACCGGTGCCACAAAGCACCCGACGCCTTTAGTTGAAACGGCCGCCCTGGCCGATACCGATTTTCCAAAACTTACATATAAGGTTGATTTGCCGGCCAGCGTTTTAAAACCCAAAAAGGCCGGTATGGGCATATCTGATATTCAATTAGAGGCCGTTATTTTGGCCGGCCAGGCGCATGAACAAGAATTAATTGACGGCCGCCGGCGCGGATTTTTCGCCGGCCACGGTACCGGAGTGGGTAAAGGCCGGATTATCGGCGCTACCATTATGGATAACTGGCGCAAAGGCCGAAAAAAGGCGGTATGGATCTCGGAAAAAGCCAGCCTGGAAACAGACGCCAGGCGGGATCTAAACTCGATCGGCTGGCCAGAGGGCGGAAAGGCCCTGTTTAATCTGAACAAAACTAAGCTCGGCAGCAAGGTTAAAAAGCACGACCAGGGCATTATGTTTTCAACCTATAACACCCTGGCCAGCCAGTTTAGTAAGATCGATCCGCAAAAACCGGAAACGCTAAAGGAGCTCCGAGTTAGATTAAATCAGATCCGCGATTGGTTAGGCGAGGATTACGACGGCATTATCGCCTTTGACGAGTCGCACAATATGGCCAATTCAACGGCGCAACAGGGCACTATGGGAAAAACCACGCCGGCACAAAAGGCCCTGGCCGGTATCATGTTAGAGGAATTATTACCAAAAGCCCGCCTGGTTTATGTATCGGCCACCGGCGCCACCGAAGTATCAAATATGGCCTATCTATCTCGCCTGGGCCTATGGGGCGAGGGCACCCCCTTTGCAAACCAGCGGCAATTTGTCAACTCGATCGCCGGATCCGGCCTGGCCGCTATGGAAATGATCGCCAGGAGTTTAAAGGCAAACGGCCTATATACGGCACCATCGTTAAGTTATGACGGTGTAAATTATGACCGCCTGGAACACGACCTAACGCCGGACCAGGCCGAAACATACAACACGATAGCGCGGGCCTGGCAAGTGATAATGAAAAACACCGAAAAGGCCCTTGATATAACAAATGGAAACCTAAACGGCGCGGCAAAGCGGGCGGCGCATAGCAAACTATGGGGCACCCAACAGAGGGTATTTAATCAGATCATAACGGCCATGCAGTTACCGACCATGATAGCCAAGATCGAAAAGGATATAGCGGCCGGTGACTCGGCGGTTATCCAGCTGGTAAATACAAACGATGCCCAGGCGCAGCGGGCTATGGCAAACCGTAAAGAGGGCGAGGAAATTGAGGATCTTGATTTCACCCCCAGGGCATCGATCGGTGAATATCTGAGAAAGGCATTTCCTACCGATCAATTTGAAACCTATTTAGACGATGAGGGGCGCGTAAGAACCAGGCCAGTAACAGACGCGGACGGCCAGCCGGTACAGAACCGAGAGGCTATTGAACTGCGCGAGAAAATGCTGCAGGATTTACGGCGCCTGGCCATGCCCGATAGCCCGCTGGATCAACTATTAGAAAATTTCGGCCAGGATCAAGTTGCGGAAATGACCGGCCGGAAAAGCAGGGTAATAATCGACTCGGAAACCGGCACCAAAAAGGAGCAAAAATGGAGCAAGTCTAAGGCCCTAAAAGATGTTGACGCCTTTACCGATGATAAAAAACGTATCCTGGTTTTCTCCGAGGCCGGCGGCACCGGCGCCAGCTATCACGCGGACCGCACTTTTAAAAACCGGCGGACCAGGCGCCATTATTTACTGCAGGCCGGCTGGACCGCCAGCAAGGCAGTACAGGGCCTGGGGCGTACCCACCGATCGAACCAAAAGCAACCGCCCGAATATTTCCTTGTTACCACCAATTTAAAAGCGCAAAAGCGTTTTATATCCTCGATCGCCAGGCGCCTTGACCAGCTGGGCGCCCTTACCAAAGGCCAGCGCCAGGCCGGATCCCAGGGGATTTTTCAAGCCCGCGATAACCTTGAATCCGATTATGCGCGTGATGCACTGCGTAGGTTTTGGGAACAACTCGCGGATAATGAAATAGAGGGCATGACCTGGCAGCAGTGGGAAGAACAGAGCGGCACTAAAATAGTGGATCCGCAAACCGGCGCCCTTTACGCGCAGACTCCCGATATGATCCGGACCATGAATAGAATGTTATCAATGGAGATCGACTCGCAGAATATCGCCTTTGATGCGTTTTCGAAAAACCTGGATGCGGTTATACAGGAACACGCCGACGCCGGCACCCTCGATGTAGGTATCGAAACGATTACCGGCCTGGCAGTGGAAAAGGTATCTGAAAAGGTTGTTCATACGGTAGATGAAACCGGATCCACCGCTAATTATGTGCGCGTTAAAGTAACCAATCCATCAAATAAGGTGGCCTGGGAAAGTGTACGCGGCCAGCCGATTTTTCAAAATGTCAGATCCGGCAAAGTATGGGCGGGATCCGTGAGGCGATCGAGGACAACCAAACAGGGCGCGATCATTAATTATAGAGTCCTGCGATCGACGGCCGATACCACGCAACGCGCAGACGAGGACGTATTACAGGATCCTAAGAAGTGGCAACAGATGGAAGATAAGCCAGCCCAGGAGGAATGGAACAAGCAATTTACAACAATACCGGAAACCAGCGATCGTACTATCGATATGCTAACCGGCGATCTGCTACCTATTTGGGATCGATTAACCGGATTTGCCACCGTTTACCGCCTGCAGACCGACGCCGGCGAGCGACTATTAGGCCGCGTCCTGGCACCGCATGATGTTGATACCGTCCTTGAACGCCTGGGAGTGACCGCGGAAAAGGTCGAGGTTAAAAATAAAGATCTCGGCAATAAGATCTTAGCCGGCGGGCGGGCCACCCTGGCGAATGGATGGGAGATCAAAAAGTCGATGGTATCCGGAGATGAGCGGATCGAGTTGATAGGGCCCCGCGGATCCGAGATCGATCTATTAGAAAAGCAGGGCGCCTTTGTTGAGGAAATAAGTTTTAGAGATCGGATCTTTATACCCACCACCGGTACCGCAACTATTTTTGACCGGATCCTGGTAAACCGGCCAGTGGTTAAAATGATAACCGCCTACCAGGGGCCCAGGATCGCAGATACCGAAGTATCAGAACCCACCGCGGAGCTCGCGCAGAAAGTTAAAAAGAAAGTCGATGCCGGCGGCAAGATCTCGCAGCTGGATATGTTTACCGGCACCGACTTTGAAACCCTGGATCCGATACCGGAGGGCCCGCAATATGTGACGGTTAAATCAACCGGCAAGATGGGATTTGAAAGCAACGTGATTGCCGACGTTCACGACGCGGCCGCCTTTGCAGCGCCCCTGGCGGATATGGCCCAGGAAAAAGGCTTTATGATTTCAACCGATGCCCAGGGCGAAATTATAGAGGTACACTTTATCGGCAAGGGCGGCCGGTCCTCGGTGGGGATCCCGCTTGTTGAAACAGTAGGCCGGCTATTCAATACCCCAGGAGTGGCAAAGGCCTATTTTATACATAACCACCCATCCGGCAGGGTAGAACCCTCGGCAGAGGATCGAGGCATGGCCCGAAATATGGGCAAGATCGCGGCCACCGGCGGTATCGAAATGGATCAAGCGATAATAGCCGGTGACGAATACGCGACTTACAAGGCCACCAAAACACAAACCCTGGCATCCACCACAAAGAAGATCCGGAAAACAACCCGCAAAAAGAGAATTCCGGTAGTTGAGCGGGTGATTAAGCGCAAGGGCCCAGGCAAAGTAATAGCCAATTCCAACGATGCGCGGGAGCACATAAAAGATGTTTACGGCGATCGCCAGGGCTTTATGTTTTTAGATACAGGCCTGCGCGATATTGGTTTTTTAGAATTTAAACCAGGAACGCCGGCGCGGCAGCTGGTACACGATTTAATTCAAGAGGGCGAGCGCATTAATGCGACCGGATTTTTGTTTCATTCCAAGTCAGAAAGCCAGGAAATGCCGGCCGATCGCTTTACATTTTTAAAAGAATGGCAGAAACAGATCGGCAGCGGCGCCATGCAGCTATTTGAAATTTTGCACAATGGGGTATCCTATGCGGACGCCGGCGCGTTTACCAAAACTGGCATAATAGGCAAGCCGGATTACCAGGCGGATTATAGAATTATTTTAAGTGATGTACCGATTTACGCCAGCAAAAAGATAGCGCCGACCACCCCGCAAACGGTTGAAGATGTAAATTTGATGGTCAACGCGGTAACGGCACAATGGACAAGGGGCGGACCCGCGATCAAGGTATATCGCACCCAGGAGGGATTGCCTAATATCGTTAAAGATTATTTGAAAGGGGAAAACCGCGAGGCTGATATTATAACCGGCGCCTATTATGATAACACTATTTACCTGGTAGCTGAAAACCTGGGATCCAACGAGGAAACCACCCAAACAATCTTACATGAGGGATTCGGCCACCACGGCCTGCGCGGTACCCTGGGCAAAGATGTTTTTCCGGTCCTGCGCGATCTGTATATAGCCAAAAAGGCGGAAGTGAACGCGATCGGCGCCGAGCTCGGCATTAATACGAAAACGGTTGACGGCCAGCTGCAGGCGGCCGAGGAATGGTTTGCCAACCAGGCGCAACTCGGTATCGAGTCAAAATGGTATGACCGCCTGGTACGCGCCATTAGAAACTGGATCCGGAAGATCGCAAACGCGGCCGGTATCGATATGGCCTTATCGGATCCGGAGATACGCGCCCTTATCGCTGCAGCGCGACAATTTACCCTGGCCGGCCAAAAGGTATCGGCCCACCCAGGCGCCACGCCGGCATTTAAAAAGAAGAAATACGGCAAGCGGATTGATTATAAACAACACTTAACCCCCGAACAGCAGCGCCGGATTAAAGCGGCCAAAGGAGTAGGCACCGAGGGATTTATCGAAAAGCGGAAAGAGGATCTAAAGCGATTGGCGGCCGAGCGGCAACACTTTCCGGAGCTAACCAAAGTTGAGGATCCAACCTTACGGCACCAGCTGGCGGATATTTTGCGCGTCCACCAGGAAATACCCGAAGTGGCCAAACAACAGACGGCCGAGAAAATGCGGGAATTCATTAAGGATCTAAGCACAGACGCCTATGATGTTTACACGATGAATATAATCTTAGCCGATATGATCCGCGATATTGAAACCGGCCTGCTTAATAATCAGATGTTGGGCAAGGGCGAAACTTTCCCATTTGGTTTTGAGTCCGTCGAGCAGATAGCAGAAACGCATGAAAAATTTAAGACCCTGGCCAACGTCCATCCGGAGATCGGCACCGCTTTAAGGGAACGAAAGGCCTATATCGATGAAATGGCGCGGCAGCTGGTTAAATTTAAGATCCTTAAAAAGGAAGTTTTAAAGCATAATGATTATTACCACCACCAGGTACTGCAGTATTGGGGCACAAAGGAGCAGAAAGGCAAAGGGGTAGCAACCGGATCCGCGGACGTAAGGCAACACTGGCGCCCCTGGATGGCCGCCCGAAAGGGATCCTTACTCGATTATAATACTGAATACGTCGAGGCCGAATTTGTGGCGCTATCGCAACAATACGCGCAAGTCGAAACGGCAAAAACCCTGCAGCGGCTTAAAAACAAGGCGGATATATACGCGGATCTCAAAGACCAGGCAAAAAGGAAAAATTTAGTCAATTTCTATAAGCAGGAGGCCGAAAAACTATCTAAAATGTTTAAGACCACCATTACCCCTGCAGAGGTAATGGCCGACCACGAATTAGACCCCCTGTTTCAATACCGCCAGGCGATTGCTATGTCGATCAACGCATTAGAGGGCATGGCGTACAAGGGCAAACTCGGCGGCGATTCAGAGTGGCAGGAGATAATAGACGGCCTGGCTATCGCGCATGAGGATAAAAAAGAGGACCGCGAGGGAGTGTTTAGCCCTATTCCGGACGGCCGGCTATTTGATTTCCTGGCCTACCTGGTCCGGACCGGTCAACCTGGCGCGTCCTGGGCGGCCACGATCTTTAAAAATATCCACGGCAGGAGTAAGCATATAGAGGATGCCCTGGGCAAAAACTTTTTAACCTGGAAAACTGAAATGCCGGCCGGCTATGTGGAATGGAAACCCGAACCTGGTAAAGGCTGGTATTGGGCAAATACCCTGGCCGATCAAGTCCTGCAGCAAGTTATCGCCGGCGAGCGGGATTTGCAGGATACCGACGTTAGGCAAGTCCTGGCAAAGGGCCATGAGATTATTTGGGTATTACCGGAGGGATTAGCCGAAACCCTGGATAATTTCAAACAACCGCCGGAGCTCCGATCAATCGGCCGAATGTCAGAGGCGGCATTAAGGGCCTGGAAACAGTATATCTTGATTAATCCCCTGCGCGTTATCCGGTACAATCTAAACAACATGAGCGGCGATCTGGATATTACCCTGGCCTATAATCCCAGGATCCTAAAGCATTTTTTCGGCGCGATCCGCGATCTTAGGAGATACGGCAAGGGCACCGCCAGCGGAAGATTAAAAACCGAAATGGATTTGGCCCGCAAATTAGGTGTGATTGGTAGTGGCTGGTCGGTGCAAGAAGTCGAGGATATAACAAAACAGATGGGCCTCGATAAGTTTGTGCGTAATATCATAATGGGCCAAAAGCCGAACCTGGCCGTCAAGTATTGGGAGGCCGCTAAAAATGCCACCACCTTTAGAGAAAACATTTTACGCCTGGCCGCCTTTAGGCATTTTAAAAAGGAAGTCAAAAAGGGTAAAGGGGTGTATGGCGCCAGCAAGCGGCCGGAAATAGATGCGATCACGGATCCAACAGAAAGGGCAGCCAAACTGGCCCGCGAACTGGTGGGCGATTATGGGAATATATCTCATTCCGGCCAGTGGATCCGCAAGCGCATGATGCCGTTTTATAGCTGGATGGAAATTAATAGCCCCAGGTACGTCTATATGCTTAGAAACGTCCGCCATGAGGGCAGAAAGCCTGGCCAGGCAGTTAGCCGGATGGGCATTAAAGCACTCACCAAAACCGCCGGATTTGGCGTAAAGACCATGATGCTTTACACATTGGTACAGATCTGGAACCATCTATTATATCCGGATGAGGAAAAAGAATTTGGAGAGGCCGGCCGGCGCCAGCTGCATTTAATATTAGGCCGGCGGGATGATGGAACGATTAGATCAATCCGTTTCCAGGGCGCCTTGTCTGATACGCTATCCTTTTTCGGCCTGGAAGATTGGCCCGACGATGTTAGAGATATTTACAAAAGCGAGGATCGAGTAGCGACGGTACAGGAAAAATTGATCGAGGTACCAAAGGCCTTTAGCACCCGACTTTATCACGGCGTAAGGCCCGAACCTAAACTCTTATTTGAGGGATTGAGCGGATACAGCTTTTATCCGGATCCGTATAGCCCGCGGCCGATCCGCGATACCGCGCAGCATATATTAAGAACCTTTAGCCTGGACAAGATTTATAATCGAGCAGTGGGCAAGCCTGGGCGCGGCAAAAATGTGGCCATGCACTTTTTAAACGATTTGAAAAGCCTTTTAATCTATACCTCGGATCCAGGCGAGCAGGCTTATTATGATGTACGCAATATGGTTATCGAGCATAAGAAAAAGACCGGTGACGAGCGGCCGAGCGGCCGGCCTACCAACAAGGGCAACGCGCTTTATTATTACCGGCAGGCCCTAAAGTATGGCGATTTTGAAGCGGCCGAGCGGTACCTGGTTAAATACTATGAATACGGCGGCAAGCGCACCGGCATTAAGGCGAGCATCAAAAGGGCCCATCCATTATCCGGCATTAAAAAAATGCAGCGGCGCAGTTTTAGAAAAGATCTTAGTCCTGCAGAACAAAAAACCCTGGAACGCGCTATCGAGTGGTATGATAAAACCTATCGGCAGCCAGGATCCAGGGATATAAGAATAAGGGCAAGGAAAACCTATCGAGAAAAGTTAGCGGCGAACCGTTAAGGATCTCGGCCGCCTTTAATATACCGGAGCATCGGCGGATCATCCACCGGCGCAACATAGGTAATCCCCCGCCAAATATAAAAGGCCAGGCCCTGCTCGGCATGGATCAATTCACCATACATTTTGGCCCTTTCCATATCATGCGGATCGGCATAAAATACTTTATGATCGTAAACTTTGCCGACTATTTTAAGAATATCATCCATCATTTTTAACCGGTTTGATAATTTCCCCACTGATATATGCCTTTAATACCGATATGGCCGCGTCAGATCCTTTACAACAGACCGTGTAATGCCCCGCTTGTGCCAGCCTTATTAGCCAACCGATTTGATCCTGAGAGGGATTAGGGCCCCCCTTACGCTTTAATTCTATCCATAATCCTAAGTATCCACCGCGGGCCACCGGTAAATTAATATCCGGTTTACCTTTTTTCATGCCGGCCTTTTTCAATTTGTTTAGGATCCTGGGCGGGATCTGAGCGCCCATAATCGAACCATTTAAAAGCCAAAGGTCCGGATATTGCTTTTCGTATAAATAGGCCCATTGGAAAACGGCCACTTGTGAATCGTACTCACTCATTATGATACCCCGCTATCCATCCTGGCGTCAATGTTTGATGGTTTCCAACTATCTTGAAGTGCAAAAGGCATCCATTATACAATACCACGCGATCGGATACGACGGTCAGAGGCCCCAGGGTGTAACGCCTTTCGATCCCTGGGCCCCATTCCGTCACAATATGATCCTCGCGTAGGGTGCCGAACAAAGAGGCCAAAAGGTACAAGAATTTGACTATTATATCCGGCTCCGACGTTGTGGGAGCTCCGGAAAATAGCCGGCCTTTTATCCAGCTTAGTAGGTTTTTAATCAATATCGATGCCTTTTTCGCTAAATATCAACCGGTGATTGGCCAGGTTGACGGCCTCTTGCTTGTGCGAGATATAAAAGCAAGTATCAAAACCGCCTATGTCCATCATCGATCGATACAGGCCGATAAACTTGACCGCATTGGCCGGCGATAGGGCGCCGTCTTCCTCGTCCATTAGGACCGTCCGAAAATCGCGGCCGCCTTTTTCCTTTGAAAGTAGCGTTAAGGCCAGGCGTAAAGATTTAAGAATCCATACCGCCTCGCCACCGGATTTGTTTTCGAGCATTGTTTCGGTGCCGTCCGGATCCATAACGATGATATTTAGAACTTCTTTTAGATCCTCGTCCTGAGTTTCGAACCGGATTGTATTCATGGGCCCAAAGGTTGAGATTAATAAATCGTTTGCGTATTGCTCAATAACCGGTGATACGCCGTCGATTTCAAGCGCCTGCAGGCCTTTTTTACCGCAAGCGGCCTTTAGGTATTCCCACTGTACCAACTCGCCGGTAACGATGCCCTGGGCGGCCTCGACCTTGCTTAGATCCAACTGCAGGCCTTTGATCGTTTCGGCCAGCCTGGTAGCATCGAGGATTTTATTTTCTGAATTGCGGATCGCCTTTGCGAGTCTTTCCTCGGTGCCCTGGCGGGCCTTTAGTGTTTCAACAAGTCTTTGCCATGCGTCCTCGGCGTCCTTGTTAAACTTAATCGCGCCTATCCTGGTGGCCAGGTCGGTTACAACTTTCTCCTGGGCCAGGGTTTTGGCTGAATATTCCAATTCGACCTCGGCATTTTGGCGCTTAACCGCGTCCTCTTGTTCTTCCAGGCGCGATAAACTGGCCGCGGCTATATCCAACTCAACAATTTTTTTGGCCAGGGGTGTAAGATTATCGAATTCTACTTGTATGGTTTTCTTTTGGGCCCCTTTAACGCCTATCGATGCCTGGATCGGATTTAGATCATCTTCAACGATCTTGACTTTTGCGCGGGCGGCGGCCAGGTTTTTCTCGGCCTCGATAATTTCCGCCTTATGTTTTTCCTGCAGGGCGGCCAGGTGGTTTATGCCCTCGCTTAATTTTACCTGGATTTCCTCGATACTTTCAGCATGACTATCGATCCAGGCGGCCGTATATTTGGCCATGTTATCTAACAACTCCGCGGCGTCCTTTTTGGATTTGATTGCATCGACAATTAGCCCGCACGTTTCGCTAATACACTCGGCGTCTTTTTCATCCAGGGCCAGCGATTGCTTAACCAGGTGGCCATGCTCGGCCCTCATTCTGATAAGATCCGGATCGGCCTCGATCGACGTTTCTTGAACGTCGGTCAATCGCTGGCGCAGGGCGGCCAGGTTTTCATCGGCCTTTCTAACCAACTCGCTATTTTTACACTCGTCATGGATCCGCATTTTTTCGACTACCGCCTGGTTAAGATTATTAATCTCGGATTGCATATCATCTTGTGCCTTTCGGCCCGCCTCAATCTCGCCGGCCAGGCCCTTGATTTTAGTATCCAGGGCAAAGCATCTTTCCGAGGCCTGCTTGATTTCCTCGGCGCCCTCTAAGATCTTATGCGTTTCGGTGATCTGAACCTGTACCTTGTCGAGTTGATTGCCGATTGACGTTTGTTTGTGGGCCTTTTCGTTTATCAACTCGATCAATCCATCTTTAGCGGCGATTAGATCCTGGGCGATCGCCTCTTTATTTTTCAGCTTTAACGCATTTGCGGTAATCTCCGCCTTTGCGTCCTCTATGCCGGTCCGGATCCGCTCAATCTCGTTTTGCAATTTTTCCAGGCTATGCTGATTGGCCTCTAAGGCCTCGCCCTCGTCTTTGATGATTTCATCCGGCCGGATCCCCTCGTATTTTTCCAACTCATTTTTAAAATACTGCGCGTTTTGGATAGCGCCCTGGCCGATACCTTGCACCATGCCCAGGGCCTGCTTAACCGTATCCTCGTATCCGGCGTATCGATCCAGGCGCAAAAACTCGGTAAACAATTCTTTCATTTTGCCGGTGGTAAGATCGGTTAGCTTTTTGGAATTCTGAGCACAAAAGATGCTCCAAAAGAATAGGTTAGGCGATCCGAATATTTCCTTGATTGCCTTATCGTAGCTGGTCGGTTTACCATCCACCAGCGGCTTATCATTTACCCATATAAAGCCCTCGTCGGCCCTGGTGGTTTGCGCGTCCATCTTGATTAGAGTCCGGATAATATCGCCGTTATATTCAAAGGTTAATTCTTTCTGGCTATCCTTTGCGAAACAATGCTTTTTCAAGGTGCCCCGCCGGCTGGCGAAAGTCCGGAAAGGTTGCATATTTTCAAGGATAGTAGTTTTACCGCGGCCGTTAGGACCGTCAAAGGCCACCAGGCCGGATAGGTCCGCCAGGGGTAGGGAGATTTCATCCAGGCCCATACCCTTGTTAAGGCCGATAAAGCCTTTTAATTTTAGGTCAATTAGTTTCATATTATGGGCGCTCCTTTCCAAACTGTTTTTTGATTAGATTTAAAACGGCCTCGGTTTTCATGCTTTCAATCATATCCGCCTTATCCAGGGTGCCGGCCGGTATTTCATCGTCGGTGAGCTCGGCGCGGGCTATTAGCTTTTCGCGCAGGCGGTCAACGGCCAGGATCTTAGCCGATCGGATATTCGGCCGCGGGATCCGCTGCAGGATAACGTCAACCTCTTTCGCGCCTCGCTCGATTAGGTTGTCGCGGATAATGTGATAATCCACCAACTCGGCCTGGTCGGCGTAGCATTTGATTTCAACTTGCATTTTATCGGTTATTTGATCGTCATCGATGTAAACGTGCGCGTCCTCGTTAAAAGGATCCGGATCGCCCACAATATCGAATTTAACCTTGTTCATCGATGCGGCCGGCGTTTTGATGAATTCGGATCCTACATAAAATTTCCGGTCCGCTTGATCCCGATCGATGCTATGCACATAAAACCCCTTGTCGGATTCGCGCTCGCCAAAATCAACGCGATAAGGGGATCCGGAGTAAAACTTTAGCCGGCCGATTTCCTGGGCATGATGGATATGCCCCAGGCACCATAGATCCGGCGCGGCCAGGTCCAGCTGGTCGGTGCTTATTTCAATATCATAGCCCATCATTTGTTGGGTGGGCCCTATCTTGGCACCGCGCACCGTGAAATGCCCCAGGCAAATATGCGGGCCGTCCGGATACTGAGCGGCCGCGGATCCGAAACCGGTAAAGATGGAAGTTAAGGCGGTGAGCATCTTTTGATTAACGTCCTCTATATCTCCGGATGCCACGGATTCAAGATACTGCTTTGTCGGTTGCGGCAGGACCGATACCACAAAATTTTTATAGTCCTGGTCAATAACATCGTAAATGATCGAGTTTGGATAATCGGCCACTATGACCTTATCAAGGCCCTCGAAAATTTTAGCGGCCTGGCCGTCATGCGACGGCGTACCGATCAAGATGATAACGCCATGCTTTGAATAGTCGGCCAGTTTTCTAACAATCATCATAGCCAGCCTGGCGGCGTCTGTATCCAGGCGAATATCGGCCGAGTTGAACATATCGCCGGTAATGACGGTTAGATCCGGCATGATAACCGAGGCCTCGCCCACCATGAATTGCAGGACGCGGCCGGCCTCTATTATATTGGCGTCAATATGCCAATCTGCAGTATGTAAAATTTTCATGCTATTTATTTCCTTTCTTAACTTGTGGGATATGGTTTTCATCCTGGGCCAGTACGCGGCCACCGTCGGCCTCACAAACGCGGCAATAATAACGGCGCTTGATTAATGACATAATCCGCGAGCACACAGGGCAATAGTGTTTCATTACCTCGGCCAGCTGGCGAAAGATGATTAAGGCGGGCCCTTTAACCTGGCGCCTGCCTTGTTCCCAGGATTCAACAGTTTTGCCGGTAACTTCAAACCGGCGGGCGAATGTTTCCGCATTTTCGTTGTACCACCGCCGGATCCTCTTGATCCGGTCCGGCGTGAATTCTGCTATTTCTGGCATCGATAGACCCCCTTTAAAATGGAACATCATCATCCGGCATATCGATAAGGGCATCGTAAAAGGATAACAGCTGCGCGTCTTTAAAATCGGCAAGCGGCACCTTTAGATTTTTCTTATCGTAATTTTTGCGGGTGATGAGTTTGTTAAGAATTGCGATTTTAGATTTAGGCTCGGCGCCCTCAAAATCAGCGCGGGCAACGTCGGCCTGGTCCGGAGCTCCGGAGGCCTCGGCGGCGGCCTCGGTGTAATCGGCATCCTCAACCTCGCCGTTTGGCAGGGCGTCTGGCTCGATTGATCCGTCATGGGCAATTTGTGGCGCGGGCCCTGCGAGTTTTGTACTATCGCCGGCAACCGGCGCCGGCAAAATGCCAGGAATACCGAACACCTGGCCCTGGGCGCTAATAGCGGCCTGGGTGAGCATCATTTTGATTTGCGGATCCTCGTAATCCGGTTTTAAAACAACGCGGACCACCACAAAGGGCCTTTTCAATTCGTCCGGAGTGTAAAAGGTTTTAAGGCCCAACAGATCGCGCTTAACTCGCGCCTGGGCGCCGGATTCGCATAATTGATCTTTAAATTTGCGGCGGCGCCTAACCTCTTTGCGGGATTTATCGTTAATGTAATCCTGGCGCTGGTTTTCATGCAGATTATTCGGCCACTGGTTATCGCCTTTATCCTTGCACCATTTTTTCATTTTATCCTGGTACATTTCTAAAACTTCTTCCTCGATAACTTCAAAATCCATGCCGTAGGTTTTGACGGCCATAACGACCGATCCATCGGCCTTTCGAATAAACCCGCCGGCCTGGTAAGAAATGTATTGCCGATCGGATCCGTTATCGGTCCGGACGGTTTTAATCATTTCGATGCCGGCCAGGTTAGATAGCTTTTCCAGGCCCTGCTTGTGGATTATCATTTTCCCTTTATCGTGCGGGTAAACGTCGCCCTGTTTAGGATCGGGCGATAACTCCAACTGTTCGACCGTAACAGCATGGAGTGGCGTTAGCCCCTCGGTGGTGATCGCCGGCGTTAGGATATTGCATTTATCCTTTTTCGCCTGGGCGAGCGCCTTTTCTAATTGTTCTTTAGCTACTGACATTTTTTCAATCTCCTTTTTTCTTTTTGAATTTTTTGGCCAGCGGGCACGTTCCCCAATGTGGCCGGAAAACCTTGACCATTTCCCCTTTACCCTCGGCGGTGAAAACAGGATCCACTGGATACTCGGCAATAAAGACCATGTTTTCGGCCTTTGCATCGACCGGCATTTTTTTACCGGATACCATTTCGATAAAAGCAATATCGGCCCCGCACCTACATTTTTTGATATTCATATTTGATAGTCCTCGGTATCCCCATCGTTCATTTTAACCAGCCCCAGGCCGTCGCATTTCGAGCAGATAGCGGCCTTTTCCTTTAAGCTGGACCCATAGCCATTACAATGATCGCACTGCTTGTATCCGTACTTTTCCGGATGCACTTGAATATCGATATTAACGCCTTTCGGTATATCTGACATGATCCCCCTTTTGAGCTACCAGGCTATCGTCCACCAACTCGTAATCGTCCTGGCGTGAGTCCGGATTCTGTTTATCCGGAAAGTAAAAATCAGCACCGACCCCGCAAATATACTCGCAGTTTTCGGAAACCTTATCGATGCACTCCTGCCTGGCAAAGCGCCGGCCTCGATGGATGCCGGCGGCATAGGCCACCGCTATAATGATTAAAGCGGCAATTATGTAAAGAATAATCTTGGATCTCATAGGATCCCCTTTCATGCGGCCCTGGATAGATCCGGCCAAAATTCCAGCTGGATAACCTGGGCCATGTTGACTTTAATTTTAGGTTTTGGGCGGGCCTCTAACCGTTTTATTTTCCTTAGAGTAGTGTTAGCCTGGGCCATAAAGCGCGGCAGCATTTCTTTTTCAATCTCCGCGTGTAAATCCCTGGCCCATTGTGGCGCCATAGAATTGTGCGGCGATCCGAAATTCATAAAGCGGGCCTTAATGCCTCGGCGCTCGCACTCGGCCGCGGCTAATTCTTCCCACTTATGGCCGGCGGCGAAATGGCAGGCGAGCTCGGCTTTTTCTTTCTGGCGCCGGTACCGCTCGCGTAATGTTGCTAATTCTTTTTCCAGTTTGGTTTTCATGGTTAATAATCCTCTGGGCCCCAGGCCTCGCCGTTTAACTCGGCCTCGCGGCGCCAATCGGTGCCGGCGTGTATTTCCTCGCATTTAGAGCACAACCAGGGCGTACCATGCGGCGAAGTGTTACCGCAGCGCACCGTGATTTCCTTGTAATCATATCCACTTGCTATATATTCCTGCATTTTTTTACCGCAACCGGCCATAAAATTAATCTCCTTTTGATTTATAGTCCTGCATATCCTTGATAACTCCGCGCAGCCCAGGGTGGCGATTGATTTTGTCCTGCAGATCGTGATTAGCTGAGTGGATTTCGTCGAGGGCCCTTTTAAATAGGGATTTGACATACCAATCTGGATGCTCAAAATTATCGTTAAAAAACTTAGTGAGATAGTCGAAACTGCTACTCATCGATTCACCCCCTTTCAAATTGTATTTGGCAACCCCGCGCCGGCGGACCGGCGCGAACGCACAGGGCCTAATGCCACCCTGCCTAATATCCGAGATCCTTAACAAGTTGATCGTGCCTGGCGGCCATGCCGACCGGCAGATCGCGGCCCTCTTTGTAATCGTCGCGGGCCTGGATCCGGTCAAGCGCGGTCTTTTTCATTTTCCATACACCGTAAGGTACCGGCGGATAGACCATGCCCAGGTGATAAACGTAATCCTCTAATTGGCCGTTTTCCTCGGCCTGCCTTTTCCACTCTTGCAAAATTGCCTCACTGATATAATCTTTTTGATTTCCCAACATGGATCCAATCTCCTTTACTTGATTTTGACCGTCCATCCGAAGTTAGGACCATTTTCAACCGTGAAATTACCGCCATTAAATATGATAGCGTGTAAGAACCTGGCCAATTCCTCGATGCGGTCCTGTTCAAAATAAATGTTGTTTTCGCCGGCGTCTTTCATTAAATCAATCTCCTTTATCGTTCGAACCTTTTGGCGGGTGCAGTGTTAATGGTGTAGGTGATAATCGCGGAGTATCCGCACCCAGGCAGAAAGTGGGTTTTGACCGATACTATTTCTATATTCGGACTTGCTTCAAGCTGGCAGATTTCATCGTTTATCTTTTTTTCCTGGCCGTTATTCATGTGGTCCGCCTCGATCATTTTAATTCTTGTTTTCATATATTCGATCTCCTTTGTTATTGGTTTCCCTATATATGTGTTATTGGCTTTTCTTTCATATACTTTAGCTTTTTTTATCCTACTTTGACGTACTACTATTATACACTGCTTAAAAAATTAATGTCAAGTCTATTTTCCTTGTTGACAAAAGTTTTTAATACCCATAAGAATAATTTTAAACCAAATAAATGGAGGCCGTTTAATGAAAGTCGAGGAATATCATAATTGGGAATTGGAAATGGCGATTAGAAAGTCAGATAAAGATCAAATGCAACTCGCCAAAGATGCCGGTATCGATGCGGCCAAACTTTCACATATCAAACGCGGCCGGATGCGGCCAACAGACGAGGAAGAAAAGGCGATAGCGGCGGCCCTGGGATTTCCAGTCAGTAAATTATTTATAAATAAAACCGACTAATTGAGGGGTGTAAAATGGCGGACCAGGGCGCCCCGCAAGTCGAGGACGGTTATACTCGATATGCCAACGAATTATTAGAGGCCCTTTGTAAGTTGAAATGCCGTAATACTGATCGGCGTTTAATCGATGCAGTGGCCAGGCTAACCTATGGTATTTATGGCCGGAAAAAGGCCAGGATTGAAAATACCGAGCTGGCCAAAATATGCGGTATGCCGATCGATAAGGTTTGCCGATCGCGCCGGCGCCTGGTAAAGAGAAATATTTTAAATGTTTCCACCAGTGGAAACCAGCGGGTACTAACATATAGTATTAACAAACATTATAAAACCTGGACCGAATTGCCACCGGCGGAAAAAACTGCCACCGGCGGAAAGCGTAATTCCGCGGGTGGAAAGGATCAAGCCACCGGCGGAAACGATCAAGCCACCGGCGGAAATGGTACCTTATATAAAGAAAATAATAATATAACTGAAAGAAAGGATGGCGCGGACGAACCGCCCGCCCCACCGCCCGCCCCTAAAATAATTCCACCATATAAAAAAATTATCGAATATCTAAACCTATTAACAGGATCCGACTTCCACTATAAAAACGAGGCCACCAGGGGCCAGATCCGAGCACGTTTCCGGACCGGATATACAGAGCAAGATTTTTATGATGTAATCGATATTAAAACCGATCAATGGTTAGGTGATCCGAAAATGACCAGCTATCTAAGGCCGGATACTTTATTTCGGCCGACTAAATTTGACGGTTATTTACAAGAGGCCAAAAGATCTAAAATCCTGGCCAAGTCCGAGAAACAAAAGATAAAGGAGCGCCGTTATAAAATAGCGGCCGGCATATTGCGCGAGTCTGGCCAGGAGGCCTGCCTGCGATATTGCCTTGATAACAAAATCGATGCAGAGGATTTTAAACAATGGATCTCGAAACTTACAGAGAATTAATGAACGAATTTTATGAAGCAACAGGGATAGAAAGGCCACCGGCGGCAACGATTGAAAGCTGGTTTTCGCACGTTGAAAAGGTGGAATTACAAACCCTGGCGGCCGTCTTAGATAAAATGAAAACGGAGCTCGGCCGGCGGCCTTATAATATGCTGTTTAAGTTAAAGGAATTTATAAGGATCTATTATGCCGATCATCCGGACGCCAGGCCTAAACCGGTCGATGAACCCTGCGACGATTGCAACGGCGAGGGCTTTTTTTTTGTTAAATACGACCACAACGGCACCGGCGATAAAAAACAATCGGCCATTGTTTTGTGCGGATCCTGCGAGAACTGGCGCAAAACCTATGGCACCACCCGCGGATTTTTGCGGTTAAAAAAATTTGAGGCCGAATATCAAGGATTTGAAATACAGAAATGAAAGGAGCATAACAAATGGCAGAAAACCATGAATTAATCCACAAGCTACAGCTGGCCGAAAAGGTGGCCTGGTCTTTACACGGCCTGCCTTATAGGTGGGGGGGATCAGATACGATCGAGGGATTTGATTGCAGCGGTATGTGCATCGAAATCCTTAAATCAGTGGGGATCCTGCCCAGGTCCGGAGATTGGACCGCCCAGGGCCTATACGATAAATTTGATAATGAGCGATCCGGAGCACAACTCGGATGCCTGGCGTTTTGGTGGAATTCACCTAAAACAAAAATTATCCATATTGAATTTTGCCTTGACTCAAAGCATACGATGGGCGCCAGCGGCGGCGGATCCCGAACAGTATCCGAGGCGGCCGCGGCAAAGGCCGACGCATATATCAAGGTCCGGCCGATCCGGATGGACAACCTGGCCGGCTTTAGGGATCCTTTTAGATAACCAGGAGGTTAGAAATGCCAAAAAAACCGAGGATGAAAAGAAAAATCGATTTTGAGGTTTTAGATTATTATTCTAATTTTTGCGGTTTTACCATACCTTGCACCGATGGCGGCGAGCGGTTTATATCTCCGCGAGATCTGATTGCGTATGCCAGGGATCCGGAGGCCTGGGAGGCCAACCTAAACGATACCACCGTCGAGGCTTTAAGGGCCTTTGTGGAATATAACCGCGGCGGGAGCATAGTACAGTGCAGCGGATCCACAAAAAGGGGTAAGCAGTGCAAAATTTGGATAACTCCGAAACCCTATGTATTTGGTGATTTAGAGGCATACGGCCGGCTGGTATATGGTAAAAAGTTTTATTGTCATTTACACGGATAACCAGGAGGTTAAACATGGACGAGCAACAGGAGTGCCCAGGGAGATTGGAGGCCATTAAGGGCGAGCAGCGCGTATTGTTTAAGGCAGAAAAAAATCATCCTAATTGGGGTAAAGAGGCGCGGGGATGGTTAGTAAAATATGCGCGGCAATATCCGGAACTTGAATTAAACTCGGAAGTGGTTAGGGATTTTGCAGAGGCACAAGGTTTTCAACCGGCGCATGATAATAGGGCCTGGGGCCCCGTTATGCGATTGGCAGCCGAGGGGCGGACGGACAACGAAACCGGTCTTTTTACACTTTTGCCAATAACATATTTTACCGGTAACTGGTATATTTCCACTCACAAAAAAAGCCACTGCAGCCCTAAAAGATGCTATTTCGGGATCCTAAAGAATATAGAACGAAATGGAGAATAAACGCGGACCAGGCCGGCCCAGGAAAAACCCACCGACTCTAAAGGAGATCTTAAAAACAGCTTATGAGTTGATTGATAAAAAGATCGAATTAGCTATAATCGAGTTGGTTGATAAAAGGATCGAGCAGGCGGTAGCAGAGTGGTGGCCAAATGCAAGAGAGGCCTGCGAGCAGGCGGCCGATAAATCGGCGGCCAATGCAGCAACCGAGGAAATGCGGCGAATCCTGGGCGATCAAAAGATCGATTTTGTGACCCTGTTAAACGCTCACATTAAAAAATGGCATCCAATGTGCGATCCAAAGGAATTGGATCATGTTTTAAGACTCTTACGCGAGGAATTTGAAAGGAGAAAACATGGTCAATCCTAAAAATGGCAGGATCAAGCAAGTGGTAACAGTTATCGGAGGTATTTTGGCACTCCTGGGCGCGGCCTGGGCGATCGATGAGCGATACGCACCGCGGGAAGTAACGGCCCTATGGATCTCGGATCTACAGAAACAAATGATCCAGATCCAGCGCAACAATCAGCTATCCGCGGCACAAAACCAGCTTTATTATTGGCAGCGCCAGGTGGAAACCTTAACCGGCCGATGCGCGAGGGCGCCGGCGGATAACTATTGCAAGGTACAATTAACCGAGGCCAAAAAGCAGCGCGATTTTTGGCAGCGTGAAGTCCATAAACTCTTGAACCAATAGCGAGGATTGCTAAAAATGATGCAAATACCGGTTGAGGGTGTAATTAGAGAATCGATCCGGCAGATACATTTTTGGTTAAGCGGCTATATCGAGGGCGTCCACGCGGAGCTCGATAAAGGCGCAAAGCAAAAATACGAGGGCCTGGATCCGAGCCATTTAGATGCGCTCGATTGTGTTATGCAATATTTGGATGAGTTGGCCGAGCAACCAAAAAGCCTGCACGATAT